CTTTCTAGCTTTTGAGAAAGTAGATTTTTGACGAGTTTGTATTCTATTATACTCCTTGTCTGTTAGTCCACTGCACTGACCGTCATGTGAGTGCTTGCGTCTATGCTCCGCTGCACGTAGTTTCTTTTGTTGTATAGAGTAATTGCATAGCTCTTTCATATTAGTTACTACCATGGAAGTAATGTTTTTTCTACATAAGTTAAACCTTTGTAGTTAAACCACTCTGATTTACCTTCTTTATCTGCTTCTTGATTATAAATGAAGCCGAAGGATTTTGGTAGTTCGCCTATTGTATAACCTTTATAAGTTGTATTGCCAAGGCGTATTTGATTGTTTGGTAAGAATTTAATTGTTTGCATAGTTTTTTTATTATATTATCTATTAGTGATCGTATTTATTTTGTAAAACTTATATTATTAGAGTGAAAAGCTATTTTATATTCGT